TGTCGTCCCTGCCTGTCAGTGAGAGCGAGGGGGAGGGAAGTGGCACTTCCGTACAAGTGCCATCTCGCGGAGGGCAAGTGACGCCTGGGGAGAAGGCCTTCTCCCTGAGGACTAAACATGTCTTCCTCACCTATCCCAGGTGTCCTATCAGTCCCGAAGAGGCTGGTCAGAAAATTGCTGACCGTCTAAAAAATAAGAAATGTAATTATATTTACATTTCCAGGGAATTCCATGCTGACGGTGAGCCCCACTTACATGCCTTCGTCCAACTCGAAGCAAATTTCAGAACCACCTCTCCAAAATACTTTGACCTGGATGAATTTCATCCAAATATCCAAGCTGCAAGGCAGCCAGCCAGTACTCTGAAATACTGTATGAAACATCCTGAGAGTAGCTGGGAATTTGGAAAATTCCTGAAACCCAAGGTCAACAGGAGTCCGACCCAGTCGGCCTCTAGGGACAAGACCATGAAACAAATCATGGCAAACGCCACGTCCAGGGACGAATATCTGAGCATGGTTCGAAAGAGTTTCCCTTTCGAATGGGCGGTACGCCTACAGCAATTCCAATACAGTGCAAATGCCCTGTTCCCTGACCCTCCTCAAACCTACTCCGCGCCATACGCGTCAAGGGACATGTCCGACCATCCGGTCATAGGAGAATGGCTCCAGCAGGAGCTGTATACTGTAAGTCCTCAAGCCCTCAGTCTGCATGCAGGTATTTCGGAGGAACAAGCACGTATTGACCTCCAATGGATGTCTGACCTAACCAGGTCTGGAGCCCTGGAGTCCGGAGACGAAGCCTGTACATCTGTGGGCCAACAAGAACTGGAAAGACTTCTTGGGCCAGAAGTCTTGGAACTCATCACTACTGGCAGCACTCAGTGAACTTCCTAGAGGAATGGAACTGCCAGGCCCAGTTCAACATCATTGATGACATCCCGTTCAAGTTCGTCCCTTGTTGGAAGGGACTCGTCGGCAGCCAGTATGACCTGACGGTAAACCCCAAGTACGGGAAGAAGAAAAGAATCCCCAACGGGATTCCATGTATTATCCTCGTAAACGAGGATGAAGACTGGCTGCAGTCGATGTCGACCCAACAGGTCGACTGGTTTCACGGCAACGCCGTGGTGTATCACCTTCTCCCAGGGGAAACCTTCATTCCTTCGGAATAGCGTGAAGCCAGCGGCTGCATATTCCAAAACTCATTCTTGGGATGTGGTGTTGCCCCTTGCGGCTTCCCTTAGCCGCCCGCCTTTGTCCTGTCCGCCCTTCTTTTAAATGTATTGCGCATACTGCGCCATCGTTATGAATGAAATTATGTTGTTTGGCAAGCAAACTCTCACAGTTTATTGAAAATGAAGTCTGGGGAATCACTGATTCCCAACAGACTTAAAATACACGCGGACATTGCCGCGGGCTACAAAGACAGCTCCGTTAGCCGGAGCCATGACTAGGTAAAGAGCTCCGCTCTTTATGTCGCCGAAGTCTCCGCCTTCAGCGTTCTTCCACTCGGTCCGCACGCCCAACTGCTTCGCGAACTTGTTCAGAACGGGAAGGGACTGCGGTATAGCAGCCGGGAGGTTGGTGTAGTCACGGTCGAAGCGCGAGCCGTTGGACTCCATGGTGAAGACCCATCGGCGCTTCACTATGAAGCGGTGGGACACCGCTCTGGCCACCTTCCAAGTAGTAGGCCAGTTAACTAATCCTTCCGGGTACCCGAAGATGTCCTTCGGGGTAACAGCAGAGCCAGTGGGGGCCGCGTCGTATACAATCCAGCAGACCGGTCGGGAGCTGATGCAATATTGCTGCATCGTCCCGGAGATAGCACACCCCAGGTTAACTGCCACCTTGTACGTGATGGTCTCAGCGGTCTTCCGCTGATTCTCGGCAGAGCCTCGAGCATAGCTAGTGAGGAGGTAGCATCCTCCTCCCCTATTGAAAGCCACATCTGTATCCCAGACAAAGTCTTGCACCTGCAGAGGTTCTCGCCGAGCGAGAGAACGTGAAACAGCAGGCCTGTACACGCGGCGCTTCTTAGACGCCTGAGCGGAGGAAGAAGAGGGCCTCTTCCTCTTCCATGAGCTGGCAGGACTCATGACACCCTACTTACGGAGGGTAGATCCACGGACGCCTGTACCTGAGGAGCACAGGGAACACACACAGGGGTGCTGGTACCAGCACTAGCTTGCGCAGAGGTCACGGGTAACGCACCTCCGAACCCAGCCGAAGTGTGACAGCCGTAGTCCGTAAGCCGGTACTGCGTTATGCAGTCCGCAATGCACGTCTTGTACAAGAATACAAGAATACAGGCTCCAACAATCGCTGCGAAACAGACGAGGGCTGTCACCTTCACCGGGAAAGCAAAGCTAGCACCGGGGCTGGGTTGCTCCACGGATCCAGATCTACTGAGCTGCTCGTACCCCTGGTACTGCATTGGAAAACAAAGGTCTGAGAACGGCTTTATAAAGCCGCCAAAGCATGGCAGAGCAGATCGCATCGCGGGGGACAAGCCCATGTGAAAGCCAAAGCCGCTCGGGACCCGTTGAGCATGGGCCCTCGCATGGGCCGGGGGGGCGGTAATATTATGGTTGCCCCCCCGCCCATGCAAAGAGCCGGCCTGTTATGGCCCATAAAAGCCGAAGAGGGCACTCGGCAGGTGGGCAACTGGTATTAGAGATAGTTTTGCTCGGAGTCCACATCTCAGAACACATCCTACGGCTGTCCATCAAGCCACGTCGTCTTTTATTA